AAACAAGAGTGGATAAATTTTGTAAAGCCACTTCTAAATAGAGAAAAAACTTTTGATGGGAAGCCTGAAGGAAAAAGTGAGGATGAGTATTTAGGAGATATTTTTACAAATCTTGTAACAGGTAATCATACAAAAACCTCTGATCTAAACTCTATTGATGGTTCACAATATTTTGTTGATGGGTTTCCTGGGCCAAAAAATCTAGCTAAATCAATGAGTCAATCAAGAGTTTTACACTTTGAAAATGGAGCAGCATCTTATAAATACAGTAAACAATATGCAAGAATGACTTTAGCTGAAGGTGTCATTTCAGGTTTTACACATGATGCACAGAGCATTGCGCTATTAGAAAGATTTGGAACAAATCCAAAAAGCATGTTTGATAAAATAATTAAAGATTTAAAAGATACAAAAGATATTAATATTTTAAGAAAACTTAATGAAAGATCGCTTCGCAATCAATTTGCAGAACTAGATGGCACTACAAGACAAAAAGGTATATCAAAAAACTTTCTAGGTATGGATGTAAGTTTTGCTGGTATATCTGCTGGTTGGCGAATGATACAAAATATGTCAAAGTTAGGCTTTGCAACTATTAGTAGTTTTTCAGATATATCAACAAAAGCAGCTTTTATAAATGCAAACACAGAAAGAGGTGTGTTTAGTAGTTATGGAAGAGCATTTATGGATGTTTTTGAGGGATTTAAAACTACAAAACAAAAGAAAGAACTTAGCTATTTACTAGGTGTAGGTGTAGAAGTTTTTTTAAATGATGTGCATGCAAGATTTGGTGCAAACGACTCTGGCCCTGGCAAAATGGCAAAAGCACATCAAATTTTTTTTAAATTGAATGGTATGCAATGGTGGAACAACAGTCAAAAAACAGGTCTTGCTGCAATGCTGTCTGCTGATTTAGCTAACTATTCAAAAAGAAGTTTTGACAAAGTACCACCTGAAACACAAAGATTATTGAAACTTTACGATATTGATGAAAATGATTGGAAGGTTTTTTCCCAACTTGTTGAAAAAGCAGAAGATGGCAGAAACTATGTGTTTGCAAGCAAAGTTGACGAACTGTCAAATGATGTGATTGACTCAGTTATAAGAAACAAAGAAGGCACATTAGATATTACAGACAAATTAAGACAAGATTTTAGAGATAAATTTAGAACAAAAATAAATATGTATTACGCTGATAGTGCAGATGCAGCGATACCTACACCAGGAGCAAGAGAAAGAGCCATAATGAATCAAGGATTGCCTAGAGGTACAGTTTTAGGTGAAGCAATACGAATGATTATGCAACTCAAAGGCTTTCCAATAACATATATTACAAAAGGTCTATCAAGACAAAAGGCACATGCTGGTTACTATGGTGTTGCTAAAATGATGGTTGGCTCGACAGTCATGGGTTACTTGTCAATATGCTTAAAAGATATTCTTAGAGGTAAAGAGCCAAGAGATGTGTTTTTAGGTAATGGTGATTTTAACACAAAACTTCTACAACAAGCATTTTTACAAGGTGGTGGTGCAGGAATATATGGTGATTTTATATTTAACGAATACAACAGATATGGTCGTAGCTTTCAAGAAACACTGTTAGGCCCTACTGCTGGTGCAATAGATGATGTTGCAAAAATATTTGGTAAATTTGCTTCTGGTGATGTTCCAACACAAAAGATCCTTAAACTTGCACTAGAAAATACGCCATTTATAAATTTATTTTATACAAAACTTGCATTAGATTATTTGTTTTTGCATGACTTACAGGAGTTGGCAAAACCTGGTTTTTTAAGAAAAATGGAAAGAAGAATAAACAAGGATTTTGAGCAAGACTTTTTAATAAGTCCACAAGATACAAGTGGCTTGATTAGATAATTATTGGCAAAATGACAAAAAAAGTATAAAAACAAAGGATGAGGTAATATGACAGTATCTTCACAAGTATCAAAAGCAACTGGGAATGGTGATGGTTCCAACGCTTCTTTTGTGTTCAACTTTAAAATATTTAATGAAAGTGATTTGACAGTTATTGTAAAGGCTGCGAATGGAACAGAATCACTTAAAACAATAGACAGTCATTATACAATTACTGGTGTAGGCAATTCAGCTGGTGGAAACGTGGTATTTACATCTGGCAACATACCTACGAATACAGAGGTTGTGCATATGATAAGAAATGCAGACCTCACACAACCAACTGATTACACGCCAAATGATCCGTTTCCAGCTGCTGATCACGAAGATGCCCTAGATAGGCTTACTTTTTTTGATCAACAACAACAAACTCAACTAGACAGATCAATAAAAATACCAAAAACAGATGCAGAATCGGTCGAGCTGCCGCCAAAAGCTAGTAGATTAGGTAAAGTTTTAGGCTTTAATGCAACATCTGGTAATGTTGAAATGTTTTCAAAGACTGATTTAAGTGTTTCAGATGGAAGTACAACAGTTTCGGTTGATTTAACAAGTCAGTCCTTAATACTTTCAGCAGGTGCTGGCATAAGCACATCAGCTGGTGGCACAACTGTTACGATTGCTGGAACAGATGCAAGCACAAGCGCAAAGGGTATTGCTTCATTTAACGATACATTTTTTTCTGTATCAAGTGGTGCTGTAAGTTTAGATGCAACACAAACTGGAATTACAAGTTTACTTGCTACTGATATAAAGATAGGTGAAGATGATCAAACAAAGATTGATTTTGAAACAGCAAATCAAATAAACTTCTATGCTAACAATGTTAATGTTGTTCAACTTTCTAATGACAATAGTGGTGATGCAGTCTTTACTGTACCTACATCTGATAAGGATTTTGTAATCAAAGGTAATGATGGTGGCTCACCTGTTACTGCACTTTCTATTGATATGTCTGATGCTGGAAAAGCGACATTTAATAGCGATGTCAGTGTTAATGGTAATTTAACTGTTGCTGGAACTACAACTACAGTTAATTCCACTACTGTAAATATAGCTGATCACAATATTCTTTTAGATAGTGATAATACAACAGGTGCTGTTATTAATGGTGCAGGTATAAGTATTAAAGGTGGAAGTGATAACGCTACATTTACATACAATACAATAGGCCCTAAGTTTGAACTAAAATTAGGTTCTAGTTATGAAGATTTACAAGTAGATAATTTGATAGGTAATGTCACTGGTAATGTTACTGGCACAATACAAACTGCTGCACAACCAAACATTACATCATTAGGCACACTAACAACATTAGCAGTAGATGACATAACTATTAATGGTAGCACTATATCGGATTCTGGAGATTTAACTATTGATTCTGGTGGTGATATTTTCCTTGATGCCGCAGGTAATGAAATCAGACTGAAAGCTAATGGGACTGAATTTGGTACTTTAAGAAATGACAGTTCAGACTTCTTAATAAGAAGTTCAGTTGCAGATAAAGATATTAAAATTCAAGGTGTTGATGGAACTCAAACAATTAATGCTTTAACTTTTGATATGTCTGATGCAGGAGCAGCGACATTTAATGATAAGATAACAGCGGTAGGAACATCTGTATTTACAAATCTTGATATATCTGGCGATGTAGATATAAACGGAACTCTTGAAACAGACGCATTATCCATAAACTCAACAACAGTAACAGCTACTGCCGATGAACTTAACTATGTTGATGTAACAACACTAGGAACAGTAGAAGCAAGTAAAGCGGTAACAGCAGATGCCAATGGTGATGTTTCATTTCCTGATAGTAAAATATTAAGTTTTGGTGCGGAAAGTGATTTACAGATACTTCATAATGGTAATAATAGTTTTATAAAAGACAGTGGCACAGGTGCTTTAATATTACAAACAAATGATTTAAAAGTTCACAATGCTGGACTTACTGATTTGATGATAAGAGCTATTCAAGGCAATCAAGTAGAACTTTATTATGACAATGGTAAAAAGTTAGAAACTACAAGTGGTGGTATAGAAGTTACTGGTGATTTAACAGCTAGTGAAAATCTTTTAACGACAGATGGTTCAGTCTTTACTGTAAGAAACGATCAAAGAACAACGGCAAGTGATCTTAACAACTCAAATTCAACCATAGATTCAAAAGCTATGTTTTGTCACAGTTTAGTATCAGTAAATCCTGGTGGTGACAGATATGCAAAAATAGCAGAGTTGCCTGCGTCAGGTTCAGGTACACAAGATCACATTACAATTATAGGTAGAGTGGGGGGTTGGTTAGACACTAACTCAAATGAATTTGAATTGACTTTTCATAATAGAAATGCTTTTGCTTTTGACCTTCATTACAAAGATAATTCACTTATAAGTACTATAGGGGGTATTAAATCTTATTTACAATCTGATGGCACAGTAGATATTTATTTTTTTGGTGCTTCTAGTCAATTCTCTATTTTAACGTATGCAATACCTCATTCTCATCAAGTTACTATTGTTGAAGACCCTGTGTTTATTTCATCTACTCCAAGTGGTACTGAAAACTTTGATTCAACAGATCCTGACACATATACACCTGCATTAAAATTTCCAAACAAACAACAATTAGTAGTTGGAACAGACAGTGATTTGAAAATATATCACGATGGTACTAATTCATACATAGATGAAGGTTCTGGTACTGGATCATTAATTTTTAAATCAAATTTATATAGTTTTAGAAATGCAGCAAATTCTGCACAAATGGCTATATTTAATCAAGGTGGTGCAGTAGAACTTTATCACAACGATATTAAAACTTTTGAAACTACTGCTACAGGTGCAAAGATACATGGCAATACTGGTGATGCAGTATTACTATTAGAAGCAGACACAACAAACACTGATGAGGACGATAATGCTCGTATTGAGTATTCTCAAGATGGTGGTGGAATCACTGCTAGTAATGGTTTAGATAACGCAAATAATTTTTTTATAACAACTACATCTAGTCTTGGCACAACTAAATTTGAAATACTTGGAGGTGACAGAACAAAATTATATCATGCTACAAATGAAAAGCTTAGAACTACATCAACTGGTGTAAGTATTACTGGTAATTTATCAGTAAGTGCTGATACTGATGCAAATGCACAAGTTGGAAGAGCGCATTTTGGTCATACAGGCAGTCTTTCTGATGTGGCAGGATTCAGTCATATTGACCACAATTCAGACACTAATTTTGCATTAATACAAAATGCTGCAGGCAGAACTGTCCTCAATGCACCAAGTGGTCAAGAAATTGCTTTAACTAATAATGATAATTTGATTGCTGAACTAGGTACTGATGGATTGCATTTTTTTACTGGTAAAAATCTATCATTTGAAGGTTCTGCAAATAATGAATTCGAAACAATTTTAACAGTAACTAATCCTACAGCAGACAGAACTGTTACATTACCTGATGCTACTGGTACTGTTTCACTTAGAAATGAATTAAAAGGAAACACTACAAATGGAGTAGGAGTTTTTAGTGATGAATTAGTAGCAAGAAAATTACACACAGGTACTATACTAAGTGCAGGTGTTGATTCTACTCAAGGATTAATAGCAGGAAGACCAATGGGAGGGTTTTTCTCTCAAAGTGACGTAACTGCTGATACAATTTTTTTTATGCCAGTAATGATACCAAGCACTGGAGCATCAGATAATTTTACAATAGGATCATTTAGATTTAGAACTGGATTTAGTGGATCTACAGCTAATAACGCTGTTAAAATGGGTTTGTACTCTCTTAATAAATTTGGTTATCCTTCTCAACTTATATCTAAAAGTTCAGCAAATTCTGGAACTAGCCTAAGCACTGATATACTTGCGACTCCAGATGTTACGTCAGTAGTACCTGGTAGATATGCAATGGCTTTAGCAGTAAATGGAAGCGGCACTCTTATAACAGTTAATTTTAATTCCACAAGTGCAGGAGCAAGTTTTTTCCAAGAAGGATTTGCCGATGTATTTACTTCTGGAAAACCTACAGGTTTAAGTCTTGCTAATGGACTATCATCAAATGAGTTGCCAACAGATTTATCTTCAACAACTGGTTATTCAGATGTAGCTACCTGTCCATATATGATGATAACTCATGGATCAACCTATACTGGAGAATAAATATGCCTTGTAGAAAAAAATATGTTTTTGTAGATGCAAAAGGAAAAAGCACTGAAAAAGAAGAGGTTTTGACTTGGGAAGAAATAAGATTCTGGAGAGATCGCGCTTTAGTTTTTACAGATCATTATACAAGAAGTGATCGTTGGGATGATTTAACTTCCAAGCAAAAAACAGAACTAAAAACTTTTAGAAAAACTTTAAGAGAAATACCACAAACTTATTCAGAAGAAAAAGATGTTGTTTTTCCTGCAAAACCATCTTGGTTAAATGTTGAAGTAAATGATTATATTTTTACTGGTAAATAAAAAAGAAGTATGTAAAGAAAGATGAGCAAACCAACAATGCAAAGTTTAAAAACTGAAATTGATAATCTGAAAGACACAGTTCAAGAACTCAAGACTTCACTTAGAAGAATTGAAAACTGGTTACTTGCTGGTATGGGTTCAATAACCATGCTTCTTGTAACTCAAATGTTTATGTAGGAGGTTGCTATCGAACCAGCCACCATTGGATTGCTACTCGCAGGTGCTACAAAATGCGTGGACTATTTAAAACAAGGCATAGCACTTGGAAAAGATATCTCTGAGATGTCCTCACAAGTATCAACTTTCATGCAAAATAGTAGTGACATTGAGCATATGGAAAAACGTGCAAAAAATCCTACTATATGGCAATCAATGTTTAACAGTGGCAATGTAGAACAAGTAGCTATTGATAGTCTTATTGCTAAAAAGAAAATGCAAAAGCACAGACAAGACCTTAAAAACTTAATCATTATGCAATATGGTCAAGGTGGTTGGAATGAACTCTTGTCTATGGAAGGCAAGATAAGAAAGGATCGTGCAGAGTTTGTACATAAACGACAAGAACAAAGAGATAAAATACTTAATATTATTGGCATCATAGGATTAATTATTACTATCGTTGGGTTCTTTCTATTGTTATACTTCATGTGGAAAGCTAACAAAGGTTAACTGAGGAGGTTATTTTGGATAAAAAACCATTAGACGTTAAGATAGGTGAGAATAGCTTTGAACTTATACTTAGAATATTAGGTAATGAGTTTGTTGCAATACGATTAGGTTCTACAAATTTTTCTGGTAAACTTATATTTGGTGGAGTTTTATTACTATTCTTTACCTTTATGATGTTAGAAGTTTTTGGTTTAAATAAGGTTTTGGAATGAAGCCTGCGTTTTTACTCATGTGTTATCTTGCAGGAAATCCAGCAGGAACATTACATTTTCAGTCGGTAAAAACAGCAGATTATTTTAAGTCGTATCTTGACAACCAATCTGTTACAATAGGCCAAGAAACAAAAAAGTATGATTGTTTTGTGAAACTTGTTAAAGTAAATGAACAAATGAGGTTATGGTAATGTTGACAGCGTTGATAGGCCCAGTTAGTAAACTTGTCGGTAAGTTTATCGAGGACAAAGATCAAAAAAATAAATTGGCACATGAATTAGCAACAATGGCAGAAAAACATGCCTTACAGCTTGCCAAAGGTCAGATAGCTGCTAACGCAGAGCAGGCCAAGCACTCCAGCATATTTGTTGCTGGTGCTAGGCCAGCGATAATGTGGATCTGCGCTCTCGGTCTCCTAACTCAATTTTTTATCATGCCTATTGCAGAATGGGCAACAGCCATATGGATGCCAGAGATAAGTTTGCCAA